TCCTAAAGCAGCAACCGCACCCACCCCAATAGTGAACGGGTTAAACATTCCCTTAAGTCCTTGTGTAAACTTTTGAAAGCCTGATAATTGCCCTCTAGCTCCTTTTATACCTTTTTGAAAGTTCTGAGTGGTTAACCCTAAACTTACCCAAATACTACCACTACTCCCAGCCATCTTAATTTAAATATTGTAGTTCGCCATCTATTAAATGACCTATTATTGTTGTCTTTGTTTCTTTGTCGAATACCTCACCCTCATCGTTGTAATACCCTCTTAACTTTCCGTTAGTGATTAAACTATTCAACTCATTGTAGAATGTTATCATTTCATCCTTACTTAATACCTTTGGTTTAATATCATTAGGTAATGGATATAACTTCTCTAACTTAACCTTTCTAAATCCTTTCTTGGTTGGTATAGCAATATAATTCATGTAAGCGTTATACCTTAAAAGACGAAGGGTTTCTAAATGTAGCATTTCATCATATTCCTGCCGCATCTGGAAACCCTCTTTCATTAGTATTATGTCTTTTGGTTGTGCGTCCCAAAACTCATCAGGTGTTAAATCTTTAACCCCACAAGCGAAACGCTGTACTTCATACCAATCCCATTCTACGCTACCACCTTCGGCTTCTTTTTTTTTACACCCGTATTAAACGATTCGCCAATCACCTCAATTACTTTTGGTAATATTTCCTCAAAGTCTTGAAACCCTGCTAAGTCCGTAAACTCATCAAAAGTTATATCCTCTTGGATTCCTGCATAAACTATTACAAAGATGGTATGCATCTTCTGTAATTCTTGCTCGTTTGTAAATACTTGTACTACAGGTTTATCTAGTTCTTTTTCAATTCTAAATAAAGCCCTGTTATTGTACTTTAATGTAAATTCTCTTTCACCTATTGTGACTTTCATATTATAGTTTGTTGGTTACTATGTTAACGCTTTGAAATTCAATGCTCCAGTACCTTGAAAAGATGCTGAGAAAGTAGCACTTTCTTCTACACCACTATCTGCTGATAATTCAGTACAGATTGCTGTTCCTTCAAAATATTCGTCGCTTGAACTCTCGGTAGAAAATCTTACCGTTACCGCTGTTCTTGCAGTTAGTACTCCTTCTAAGTCTACTATTCCATAAGCTGCATCGAATGCAAACAGACCTTCTACGTCCATTGACCATTCTCTAAGTCCTTCTAAAGACTCAGACCATGCTGAACTATCCTTACTTGTTGCATCTCTTGGAGAATGGGATACAGATACTGATCCACTTGTTGCTTTTGCTATTTTTGTTCCACCAACATAAATTCCTATGCTAGTTCCGTTTACTACGCCAGTTGTTGCCATATTTATTCTTTTGTATCAGGCTTCTTTTCCTGATTATTGTTTTGTAAAATTACGTCTTTTTTTTCTTTTTTAGGCTTTTTACCCTTTAATTTATCTGATAAGTCTTTTTGTATCAATTTCTCAACACTCATAGCCTTGCCAGATTTAATCATTCTGTTTGCTAGTTCATTAGTTACCTCTAATTCAGTTCCTTCTGCTAACTCTCTTGAATGAAATGTATGTGATTTTAATAATTTAATCTTCATCTTTTTTCTTTTTTGATTTCTTCTTAGGCTTCTTAACCTCTTTTACTGGAGCATTTATATCAACGGCTAAACCCTCTTTAATAAAGTGTTCTCCTAGCTCCTTAACTACGCTCATTTCCATTCCTACTGGATGAATACGACCATGCTTTTTGAATTCTTTTATTACTTTTACTATCATTTGAATTTGTTTAAAATTTCATCCTTACCTAAAGCTGATTTGACATCTATTTTAGATAAATCTGTTATTACTGTATCCATTTGAAATAGTCTACTATGCTTGTTTCCATCTGCATCTGTAAAGACACACTCTATATGAATATTTTTTATTTCCATTTCAGAAGAGTTTAAATCTTCTTCTATTGTTATTTCTTCGTCTGCTTTATACATAATGATTTCTTACTAATAAATATTGTCTTGATGTTGTTTTTGCTACCGCCAACTCGTAACTAGAGCTGGTTAGATTGTTATTGTAATATAACGCTCTAGATGTATTTCTAGAATCTGTAGTAGATGTATAAAAAGTAGAGTTAGTATTTAAACTAAACGGTGTATAGTTCATATTTCTTAACGCCTCAGAATTTACTAGCTCTTTCATTTCAACAGCATTTGGTAACCTCCAGTCTGAATGGCTCCCTTGCGTACTTGCCGCGGCGTTATCAATTACATCATTCCAAGCCGCTGTGGTTTGTAAAATTCTATACCACATTAACCCTGTTAAATGATCTATCACTAAATCATTGGCGTATGTTTGACCACCCGCATCATCAGTAAACCTATTAGTATTACCAAAAGCATTATTAGCGTTTAATGTTTGAAATGGATCTGCATCACTAGTGTCAAGCCTTGCAATAGTAGCGGGATTGGCTGGTATGCCTGAGTAATCATATTCGCCAGAAGCTACTAGATTCGCCTCGTCACCCGTTCTATAACTTGTGGTTTGCCCTGTAAGTGTTGGGAACTGGTATAAAATCCCGCTTGGTGTAACACCACCAGCAACCCCTGTACATCCCACAACCATATTACTCCATTCTCCACCGTTTGTTCCGTCCGTTGGTCTTACCTTATACACAAAAGCATCTCCAGCACTTAACCCTGTATTAGAATAACTTGTAGCATTTGCCGCAGTAGTTGTTATTAAAATCCACCCTACACCGTCTGTTCCTCTCCACACTTCAAAACCACTTTCACCTGTTGAGTTATCAGTCCATGTTAAATCTATCTGAGTAGAACCATTTGCTGCGGCTGCTAAATTAGTAACCGCGCTTAATGTAGAGTAAATTGTTTGAAACCTAAACGAATAAGATTGACCTAATCCGAATACTCTATCATTATCATCATATTCTAAAGCCTGAGTAATAAACCTAGTTGACTGTATTTCTAAGCCCTCTACAGTACCAGAATATCTATCTAAAGCATTTCTACATTTAGTTGCTAAATCGCTTATCTCTGCGTTTGTTTCTGAGAATATATAAATGTCATACTCTATTACGTCCATTGTAGATACACCGCATTTTGTGTCCTCTGGTTCATGGCTAGATTGCTCTATTACTATGTAGGGATAAGCAATATCATCTACAGCCAACTCTGGAAACACCCTAGTAGAAACTAAAGCACTAACGTCTGTATCGTTAGTTAATATATTGTATATCGCTTTACCTATCATAATTTATTTACTTGTGCTTGTCCAAACGCTGCTATTTTTGCAGCTAATTGTTCTCCTATTGTTTTTCTAACTTTAGATTCAGAAGATTGAACCGCCTTTTTAACAAAGTTGTTAGGTCTTTGGTTCTTTGTTCCTCTTACTGTATGTATAGAATAGAATCCACCCTCTCCTTTATTAGAACCACTAGCTCTTTTCCATGCAAAGTATACACTAGCCATAAATGTATTTCTGTTAGGTGTTTTTCTTGATAGTCTATTTTTAATTGCTTTCTTTAATGTTCCCGATTCTGTTGGTGCTAATTGTTTCTCTTTCTTTCTTACCTCTGCCGCCCCTTTGTTTAATGACTGCTTAACAATCTTGGTAGCTGCTGATTGATTATCAATAGCCATCTTTGCTAAAACCATATCTAGTTTAGCACCACCTACTAATTTCATCTGTAACCTATCTCTTGCCATTATGTTTGAGCTAATTTGCTAGTCATTATTAATAAACCCTCCTGCCTACCTAGTTCTTTTATGTCCTCTATCTTATAATACTCGCTATTCCATAATATACGCATTTCATTTGTAATAGTTGAGTTATATCTAGTTGTAAATTTAACCCCCCTCTGAGTACTTCTATTCTTGTCTATAGTCTGCTCCCCTGCTGATTCCATAACAGACTGTAACTGATCGCCCCAAATAGTCAAAAACGTAGCCCATGTTAAGGTGCGTTGTCCGTAAGCGTCTGTGCTTTCAGTCTTACTCTGTACTATTATCCTTCTATCTAATCTTCCTGCTCTCATAAGTCTAACAAAGAATCAATTTGTTTTGTTGTTAATCCCTCTACTGCCTTTTCAAAATCTATTTTCTTACCTTTCAAACTCATTACTTCATAATCCCAAATATTTACCTTAGACTTTATATCTATGATAGTCCTAAAAGGATTCTTAATCTCAGTCATTGAGCAGTTAAATTTACTAGCACTATTCATGTCTAAACCGCACTGTATCTTGTCGTAAATATCTCCGTTCTTTCTAGTCTTTACTAATACATCTCTTCTTATACATCTTCCTGCTCCCATCATACCTTTGTAATCGTACTCTACAGCTTCTTTGCTTTCTGAATCTAAGAATGTTAATCTAGTACTTCCAAAGAATTGTATGTCATTAGCAAAATAAGGTAAGTAACATTTAAATAATTCCTCTGTTATTATATCATCACTCCCTAAATTCATAAGGTAGTCAAATTTGTATTCTAACGCCTTATCTATTCCTATATTCATCTTAGTACCTAAACAATCATTAGGTGCTTCTACGTACTTAAAACCGTTCTTAAACGCTTCTATCTTTGCCCATTGTTCTGACACTACACAAAGAACCTCTATGTTGAACTTCTTTTGTAATTCCTTTAGGTTAGCAAAACATATCTTAGTGATTGCTTCACGTTGCCAAATAGGTAATAGTATGAGTATCTTTTTATCCAAAATGTTTAATTCTAAACGGTGATAATAAATCTCTAACCGCTTTAGGCATTTCTATTTGACTAGCCATACTTGCAATAGGAACATTAACCGCTTCTCTATTTTCGTATAAATGACTAACCATTAATTTAATAGCGTGTTTGATTTCTACAGGAACAGCACTAGCTGCACCATATCCACACACATAAATAATCTCTATAGGGTTAATAGTATCTCCTAAACTTGGATAACTATTAGTTAATCCCTCAAATATCTTTGCTTCATCACTATTGAAGTCTTTTTGAAAATTAGCAGAACTATCAGTCAAAGTCTGCTGTGTTTCATTTGTATCGTAGTATTTTAAACTTGTTAAACTTACTACTGGATTTACTTTTAATTTAATAGGTATTGACCACCTATCCTCATTTTGCCTCCAAGTCTGAGTAATGAACACTCTATTACAATAGGTTTCACAAATACCTCTAGCTGTAGATATTAGAGTATCAATATAAGTGTCCTCATCTGAAAAGTCTACTCTTAGATGTGCTTTAGCCTCTGCCGTAGTAATTGGCTCTGTAGCTGGTTCTGATGTTATTTGATAACTTGGCATAATTTAAATAAAAAATAAAGGGTGGCAACTTTACGAAGCCACCCCTTAAGATAAAACAGAAAACTATTAATTAAGTTCCGATTGTTCTCATGTGCTTAACAGCATTTGAATCAACAAGTTTACCATCAGTTCTTAAGAACCCTACAAATGTAGATTGATCTTCTAAGAATTTAATGTGGTCACTTCGCTTGATTTGTAATCCTGCAACATCTCTAATAATGTACTTTTGGAAATCTCCATATAATACAGAGTGAGAGTTAGTAGCAATATCAGCCATGTCGTTGTTCACAACATATCTGTCACCATCAATTAAAGACGGTTCGCCACCAACTATTCCCGGCTGCCATAATGATTGATTAGCAGATGCAATAGCAACTTTCTTAATGTTTCTTAAGATAGTGTCATTGAACATCCAATGAGTTGTACCAGCTTTTCTATAAGCAGCATCTACTGAGTGCTTAAGGTCTAGTAAATCATCAAAATCAATTACCGCTGCAACATCGTTAGTTGCACCAGCAGCAGAAGTATCATCCAAACCGCTAGGCTGTGAACTTCCTGATCCTGTAGTATAACCTAAGTTAGTTCTTCGTCCTAATCTCTCTGCTAATGTAGTATTAACGTGAGAAACGAAATCAAACTTAGAATCTTGCATTAACTCAGAAGGTACTAACATATAATCAGAACTAGCTTTATAAGCGTTGAATTGTACATTAGTGTAAGCTGTATCTTGTGCTGCTGCCGCAGTGTTTTCAGCTAACCATGCTCCGTTGTTTGCAGTGTCATCCATAACTACCCAGTTGAATGGACCACCAGTTGCAGTTCTAATAACTCTAGCTACTGAACGAACACCACCGAAATCAGCCATTTTCAAAGTAATCTCATCTTGAATTACCTCATCAATAGTGAATCCACCAGTACCATCTGTTTGAGTTGTTTGTGCTCTCGACATGATTTGTCTTTGCTCAGGAGTTAATTCTTTGTTTCTTAACCAAGAATCATATACCCCTCTAAATTGTCTAGCTTCATCGTTTAGCTCGTCTACAGACTTAACTAATCTTTCAGCTTTTTCTTCTACCTTTTCAATTTGAGAGTTTGAGATTTTAGAAACATCTAACTTTCGTTGAATGTCTTTTTCTAATTCACCATGCTTTTCCATCAACTCATCAAACTTAGCGTTGATTTCTGCTGGCATTGTTTTCTCACCTCTAGCTTCTGAATCGGCAACCAATTTTAAAGCTGCGTCATGTAAACGACCTAGCTCTTCTTGGCTTTCCTTTAGATTAAAATTCATTTTCTAAAAATTTGTACTAGGCTTCTTTACCTAGTTGTTAATATTAAAATTAGTATAAGGCTTCTCTACCTCATGATTATTTAATGCCTTTACTGGCAGCTTTAGCAAGTTTTAGCTTTGCGTATGCGTGGCTATTATCGCTAATATCTTCTGGAGTTTCCTCTCTTGTTTCTATTTCTATTTCTCCGTCCTCTTGACTTCTTCCTATTCCTATAGTTGTGTCTGCTGGAGTACCTACTACTGAAATTTCAAAAGGTAACCAGTTAAAACTTCTATATGTTGGTTCTTCACCTTCTTCCTCTTTCTCCAAAGTTAAGTCTAATAATTGATAACCAAAGGAAATATTTTCTCTAATTCCATCTACTATGTCTTGAAATACCTCTGCACCTCTACCAACTTTAGAGAACATTAGTTTTGCTAGTCCTCTTCCGTTCTCGATTTTAGCACCTACAACCTTTCCTATTTGGCTTCCTTGGTGGTCTTCTAAAACAGCGGCTCCGTTATTAAGTCTGCTTAAATCTACCGACTTTGCATTATGGTCTAAAATTTCTGTACCAAAATATCTTGATACTGGTTCCTCACTTGAAAAACTTACCTCTACTGTTCTAGCTTCTTCGTCAATATTACCGCTTTGAATATTGAGATTTCTAAATTGACTTTTATTTACTTTCATGTTAATTGATTTTCGTCAGGCTCTATAGCCTCAGTTTGTGGTTGGTTGTTTCCTTCTTCATCAACCTTCCCTAAATTCATTGGTACATATCGAGCATCTCCACCCTCAAAAGGATTCATATTCTCTCTAGCTCTTATCTCATTTGCTGACATAGCACCAATATTAAATAATGTTCTATAACTCTCTGTTCTTGTTTTAATATCTCCACGTAGTAACCCGTCTAAATTCATTTCAAACCAAACGCTTCGCTTCTCTGTTTCTCTTAATAACTTTCTTGTTAGTTCTTGTTCTATAGATATCACATAGGGCATTAAAGAGTGTCTAACAAAATTTAAATCCTGTTGCTCTAAGTTACTAAATGTAGCTCTTGAAAGGTCTTTAAGTTTGTCTGGTGGTAAATTAAACCACCTTGCAACATCCTCTATATTGAAGCGTCTAGTTTCTAAGAACTGTGCATTATCAGGCGGTATAGAAATAGGCTGATACTTTAGCCCTTCTTCTAAGATTAGAGGTTTGCTTGCGTTTGCTAGTCCTCCGTTAGAATCATTAAAAGAGTTTTTAAGATTGTTAAATGCTTTATCACTTAGTTTCTCATCCGTTTGTAATACTCCTGACATTGAAGCACCATTACCAAAGAATCTATTACCAAACTCTTCCGCTGCTGCTCCTAGTTCTAGGTTTTCTTTAGCACAATCAATAACACTTTTTCCTATTACCGTATCGCCTTGACCTCTAAAATGTAGTACGTTTGATTGGTCTAAAATAATATCATCTGAGTTTTCCATCTTAATAGTGTAAACTAATACACCCTCAATTATGTCTACTTCTACTTTACTAGGATGAACTGGTAAAAGTGATTTAGGTCTAAACGAACCTTTATGAAATTCTATAATTGAGAAAGAGTTACCCCATAAAAGTAACTCAGGAACTACTATCTGCCAAAATGTATTAACAGTCATTAACTTATTAGGCTCTCTTGATAGTAAAGGATAAACGGGGTGCTTTTTATACTTCTCTTTTGTGCTTCCTGTTTCTCTCATTATATGAACAGGTAGAGAACTTATAGCATCTGAATATACTTTGACCGCAGCATAAACACCGCTTATAGTTAATGCGTTTTGTTTAGAGATTGTTTTTCCGCTCTTTCCTCGACCTGTTACAAAGTCATCCCACTTACCAGCTAACCAATCATCATTAGGTGATGTTGACCGTTCTCCGTTCCATTCTCCAGTTGTAAACCAAGATTTTAACCCCATAAATTATGATTGTACCACGTTACTTAACATGGTTTAATACGCAAAGTTAATTAAATAGTTTGTTATAAAGTGAAAAAAAGATAAAAAAATAAAAGGTCAAATAACCTCCACAGTAATTTAACCTTTTTTAAAAATAAGTATTAATAAAAATTCCTATGCTATAAGTTCTCTACCTGTTCATATTTCTCTCATTATATGAACAGGTAGAGAACTTACACAAATATAACATTTATTTTTTATTTACAAAAAGTTTCATTAACTATTTTTGTTTCAAACCCATCGTTATTATGTTTTCTATCCCAAATAGTATCCTCTACAAATTGATATTGGATATATCCCTTTTTATGTTTTAATACCCATATAGGAATATTCAAACTGTCAGCATAAATACTAAACCATATATCGGCAAGATTAGGCTTCTTAAAAACGCTCATTGGTGGTTTAATCGTTTCTACATTAAATCCAAGTACACCAGTTCCACAAATCATTACTGGCTTATTATATTTCACTTCGTCTAAACACCTATATCTGTATGATGGTTCTTTGTAGTAGCTAGTTATTGGAAATGATTTAAACGTTCTACCATGATGAGAAACCACACCAAACTCGTCTATTGCTTTCTTCATATCCTCAGCATAAGTATCTCCAACTATTAAATCGTCATCTAAAAATAAAGCGTATCCTTCTGTTTGTTCTTGCACAAACCAAAACTTTGAAGAATCTCCTAGACTATTATCCCCTAGAATGTAGTTTACTTTTGGGTCTGGATAAGGATTAGATTTGTAGTTATTAAGATAAAGGTTTACTTCATCTACTTGGTCTATGATTGAGTTAATAGTGTTTATTAAGAGGTCAACACGCTCCACTAAAGAGGCTATGTTAACGGTAATTTTTTTGCTTACCATGTTTTCTTCGTTATATGCCCACTGTGCAATAGGGTTACTTCGTCATGTCCTTTGGCTGGCACTTTCATATTCCTTAACTCTTCTGTCATAACTTATTAGTTTTTCTTTCTGTTGGATTCATTAAACTTTTATTATTACCGATGTGTTCCACCATTTCTTCCTTCACGTTGTATAGATTCCATCTAGTATAGAATAAATGACTGAGTTTAGAACCCACACCACTTGATAAGTTAGGGTTCTTTCTCCATCTATCAGGATAAATTGGATCAATAATAGCTCTATCAATAAAATTTTTATCACATATAAACGCCATATCAGTCCACTGTGTTTTAATTACATTACCACAATCAACGGGTTCTACCGCTGTAAAACATGGCTTCTTTGCTCTCTTAGGATTAGAGAAGGATAGACAAATCTTTTTATCATCATCTATCCCCTCATACATATTGACCGCTTTATTTACAAAGTCCTCACATAGTTTAGAATCATCTGCTAAAAAAATATAATAATCATAATCTGTTTTCCTTAAGTCCTCAAAGATTCTGTTAAACTTTATCCATGCTTTCTTTTTACCATGATTCTCTTGAAAGTGGTAGAAGGTAGTTTTGTTATCCCACTTATAAATGTTTTCTATCTTAAAGTTAGAGCAATCATCCCACACTTTTATATCGCAATTATCTAACTGGTCGATAAGATTAAGTAACATCTTAGGGCGATTGTAGCTTGTTATGTTAACTAATACTTTACTCATTAATTACTGCTACTAAATCTGATTCTCTCATTACTAAACAATCTTCACCTTCTATTGTCATTGGTGTTCCTGCATACTTAGTAAACAAAATTATATCTCCCACCTTTACTTGTGGTTCTTCAATTAGTCCTACTGCTAGAACCTCGCCTTTTAATGGTTTCTCTTTTGCAGTATCAGGGATTATTATATTACCTACTTTGTTTTCTTCTTCAATAGGTTTTATTAATACTCTGTCTGCTAGTGGTTGTACTTTATCCATGTTTATAAATTAATCAACGTATCTTATACTGTTCGCTAAATTCTCTTTAATAGTATTGAATTGCTGTCTTAACACTATTTCAGTCCTAGAATCATATCTAACCGTTTCTGGTGGATATCTAATGATTTCTACTGGTTTCATCTCTCCATGAAACAAAACTAAGCCATCCTTAATTAACTCAATCTCTACTTCTTCGTTTATTTCTATTGTTATCTTCTTCATGTTTCTGTTTTTAACTCTAGGTATTAATAGAAGGGTTATTAAACTACCAATACTTTCGAGTTCCCAAATTAAATTTTTAACAAATATAACAATAATTTATTTAATCAGAACTACATTGAACATCACAAAGAATATTTATGTCAGCTTTGATTATTTAACCATGCATTAATCTTCAACTTTCGCAACCGTAAAAACAGGTTTGATTGTTGTGCATTATTGCACGAATTAATTAATTATATTTTAAAGAACGTTTAACACCTTTTTATAATCTTTATAATAATCTTCGCCATACTTCTCAATATTGTCGTAGATTTCTTTTCTTAACTCTATTGCTTCTTGCTTGGATTTGTAATATCCAAAACTAATCCGCTTTTTATTTATACATACTCTTACTTGATAACTGTCATTATTAGCATCGTATCTTACACCGTTTCCACTCCTACCTCTCCTTTCAATTCTTGGTGCTATTTCAATTTCTTGTTTTTCTGCTAATGGCTTTATCTTCTTACTAGTCTTTTCTGTAGACCATAAACCATCCCTAACCTTAACTAACTTTTGCTCTGGGCTTTTTATTCCTTTTGCGTCTAATAATCTTTGTGTTGCTCTACCGCTTGACCTATCTTTGGAGTTTACAATTTCAATTATATCGTTAATGTTTTCTAGTCTATGGTTTTCGTTACTCATATCTATTAGGGTTTAAACTAATTTTACTCCATAAGAATCTAACAACTTATGAACGTCCTCAACTGTTTTGCATTTCATAGCTCTATCATCATGTATGGTTATTTGAAATTCTCTTTCTAAATCCATTAAACATTCAACAGCATCCAAACTATCAAATCCTAAATCATATTCTAAATCATCGCTCATTTCAACTTCATGTGATTCATATCCTATTACATTTCCAATTATTTGTTTTACTTTTTCCATAATTCACTATTTACTATTAATTAATTTGTTTTATAACTTCTCCACTAATTTTAATGTTGCTGCTTCTAACCTTTTTACGTGCTTGTGCAAATCTATTATAATCTCATTTGTATCATTCTCTAATTGTTGATGCCTAATTGTATGGTTCTCCATCCAGTGCTGATAATATTCAATTATTTCCTGTTTAGACTTTTTTAATAGTTTATCCATCGGTATTATTTCCATAATCTTTTGTTTTTAGTTATTAGTTTTATTTTTATATTGCCCGAAATTGGTTATCGAGATACTTCAATAATCGAATTTGGATTTTCTATACAAGCATCCAAATAGTTTTGTATCCAAGGAACAAAATGTTTGTATAATCCCCAACCATTTTCTGAATTATACTTTTTATAATGGTCTGACCTTTCTCTCATGTCTGCCAATCCTTCTCTTATTGGCTCAATTAAATCTTTTGCAAGTGTAATATTAAGTTCTTCTGGTCTCCACAAATGATGATATATCCCAGCTTCTCTTGCCATAGCCCCCAAGTTATGTGTAATGTTTGCTTCATATACATACTCATCTTCAATTACTTCGCCACCACAGCAAGAACATAACTGCTTTACATTTTTATTTACTAAACTTACGTCTAAACTCATAATCTTTTGTTTTTAGTTATTAGTTTTATTTTTATATTGCCCGAAATTGGTT